CTTAGAAACTGGTCTCAGGTTAGAACTATGTTTAATGGTGCGTTGACGTACTGGGGAGACTTTTTAGCGACAGATCCAGTAACAACTTGGGAAAATATCCTATATATTCCAACCCTAAAGACCTATTTGATTGATCCAAGGGTTACTTTTACACTTTATGCAGGCACAAATAAGATAATTGTGGGCGATGACACTAGATTGCGGTTTAACAAGTATAGCTATAAGAGCTATAATGACATTGTATGGCAATCAGATATACTAGATGCGGTATAGTATGGTATAATAGTGGTTATGAAACCACAAAAACCAGACGCATTTGAGCAGGCACTGGGCAAAGCTAAATTAACTTTAGTAGACCCACAAGGTTATGCCTGGGGTACGTATGTTTGGAAAAAGGCTAATGGCAAATGGTTTACCGATGGCCAGGGCAACGTACTAAACATTCCGTCCAACAGGGACGATGAAAGCCAAATACAGAAACTACGAGATGCAGCAGCACACTACGGTGAGCCAGACGGCACACCAGTATTTATGGCTGGTACCGAAAGAATTACAGACGAAGAGTATTCAGAGCAGTTAGACAGGATGAAGGAAGGCCTAATCCCATCTAAGAATGACCTTGGTGCAATTATTGCAGCTAAGCAAACTTTGGATGCTTATGGAGACGAGGGATAATGTCAGAGCAATACTACATCAATGCAAACCTGGATCCTGAAATGAAGAAGGATGATACCTTCAAAAAGCAGGACCCATTCACAAAGAATTGGGCAGACCTAAAGTCTTATTCTGGTTTAGAGAAAAACTTTAAGAGACGTGCAGATAGAATGGCTAAGGCCTACGAGTCTCAGATTCCAAAAAACATAGACGTAAACAGCCAGGGGTATCTAGACTCTGCCTATGCAAGAAGCACTGGAACTGATGCTGGTACTAAACAAATCAATCCAGGTTCAGTATACAACAACGGCTACGGAATGTTTGATGTCATTACCCCGCCATGGAATCTTTATGAGCTAGCCAACTACTACGACACATCTTTTGCAAACCACGCAGCCATTGATGCCAAGGTAGAAAACATTGTTGGTTTAGGTTACGACTTCCACATATCTGAAAGAACCCAGCTTAGGCTAGAGTCCGCTATGGACGATGGCCAGAGAGACAGGGCCAGAAACAGAATTGAAAGACTACGCATTGAGCTACGTGACTGGATAGAAAACCTTAATCGGGACGACTCCTTTACTCACACCATGATGAAGTTCTTTACAGATGTTCAGGCAACTGGAAATGGCTACCTTGAAATCGGAAGAACTACAAAGGGTGAGATTGGATATGTGGGTCACATACCAGCAACCACTCTCCGTGTTCGTCGCCAGCGTGATGGCTTTGTTCAGATTATTGGACAAAAGGTTGTTTACTTTAGAAACTTTGGGGCAAAGAACCCAAACCCAGTAACTGGAGATCCACGACCAAACGAGATTATTCATTATAAGGAATACTCTCCACTAAATACTTATTATGGAGTGCCAGACATTATGTCTGCTATCTCTTCTCTACACGGAGACCAGCTAGCTAACCAGTACAACATTGATTACTTTGGCAACAAGGCTGTTCCAAGGTATGTCGTAACACTAAAGGGTGCAAAGCTTTCTGCTGAGGCAGAAGACAAGCTGTTTAGATTCTTGCAGACAAGCCTTCGTGGCCAGTCGCACAGAACTTTGTACATCCCACTGCCAGGCGACTCTGATACCAACAAGGTTGAGTTTAAGATGGAGCCGATTGAGAATGGGGTACAAGAGGCATCATTCAACGAATACAGAGTTCGTAATAGAGAAGACATTCTTGTAGCTCACCAGGTGCCACTATCTAAGATTGGTGGAGGAGATAGCTCAGCTATCGCTTCTGCACTTGCTCAGGATAGGACATTCAAGGAGCAGGTAGCAAGACCAGCACAGAAGAATCTTGAAAAAATGCTTAGCAAGATTATTCGTGAAAAGACAGATATCTTAGATCTCAAGTTTAACGAGCTTACACTAACCGACGAGATTGCACAATCTCAAATTATTGAGCGTTACGTAAAGACTCAGGTTATGACTCCAAATGAGGCAAGGCAGCAACTTGGATTGCCTCAAAGACCAGATGGGGATGAGCCATTTGAGATGACATCACGCCAATTAACTGACGCAAGAGCTAATCTAGCAGACAACAGACAAAGGGATGCCGAAAGGGCAAACAATCAATCTGACGGCGAAGCGACTGTTTCAGGACGAAATCCACAAGGAGAAGGCCCTTCTAGCGAATAAATGACAGTATTTTACCATAATTATGTTATAATATTGTTAACTAATACAAAAAGGGTTATATAATAAGGTTAGTATGACTATCTCTAAAGCACAATGGGATTCAGACGGCGACAACCTCCGTCTATCAATGCCTTTCAGCAAGGTTGACAAAGAGAGACGTATTGTCTCAGGATTTGCCACACTCGATAACGTAGACAAGCAAAATGACATTGTGACAACAGACGCTTCCCTTCAGGCTTTTGCAAAGTTCCGTGGCAACATTCGAGAAATGCACGAGCCACTTGCTGTAGGAAAGATGGTCTCATTCAAAGAAGAGAAGTATTTTGACCCAGAGTCAAAGAAGTTTTATACTGGCGTTTACGTATCCGCATATGTATCCAAAGGTGCCCAGGCAACTTGGGAAAAGGTTCTAGACGGAACCCTTTCTGGCTTTTCCATTGGTGGAAAGATGAACAAGTGGGATGACGGCTACGATGAGAAAATAGATAAGCAAATTAGAATTATTAAAGACTACGATTTGGTAGAGCTTTCCTTAGTAGACAATCCAGCAAACCAGTTTGCAAACATCATGTCCATTGAAAAGGTAGACGGTGCAGACATGATCAAGGGTGACTTGGTTGGCCTAGATATTGAAAATGTTTTTTGGGATGACGAGAATGGTATCGTAACGGTATCAAAAGACGAGTCCGCTGCAAGTCCAGTAAGCGGTAGCCCAATGAAGAATATAGGTTTCGTTGAAACAAATGATAGCGAAAAAGCAGAAATGATAAAGTTCTTAGTTGATAGTGCTAAAGGCATTAATCTTTCTAAGATGACAAAGGAGGAAGATCCTATGACTGATGCAACAGAGAACGTCGTTGAGAAAACAGACGACGTAGTTGAAGAGGCACAGGTCGCTCCAGAGGCAGATGCCACAGCTGAGGATGTCGTAAAGGCAGACGAGGCAGAGGTTGAGAAGACCGATGACATGGATGAAGATGAAATGGAAGAGAAGTCCGAACACGCAATGGATGAGGACGAGGAAGCCAAGAAGTCTGAGGACATGGATGAGGATGAGGACAAGTCATACGACGACAAGAAGTCTGATTCTGTCGACCCAGCCGACGAGGTATCTAAAGCAGATGATGTAGTCGCTAATGCCGTTTCCGATATTTCGGATGGTATTACATCAGCCTTTAGCGATCTATCAGCAGTCGTTAAGTCACTAAGTGATGAGATTGCTGAACTAAAGAAGTCACTCGGAACAGTTACTGAGGACATTGCTTCTGTAAAGAACGATGTTTCCACAACAAAGAGTGATGTAAATGAACTTGGAAAGAATGTAGATGCAGTTGTTGCAGACACAGCTTTCCGTAAATCTGGCGATCTTGGCGAGATCGTACAGGAAGATGCCCAGATAGAAAAGTCTGAGCAATCCCTATGGGGCGGTCGTTTCCTCAAAACTGCCGACTTATTTCGATAAGCAATCACTTAGGAGGTGACAATATGTCGGAAGAGATTATCAAAAACAATCCAGATGCTGCTGGTGCAGACTCAGGTCTATATAACGGCGAGGGTGCATTCGCATCTGGTGGTGTTGGAGGTGTAACTAACCCTGGTGCAGATACACTAGGAAACATTCCAACTGCTAGCTTTGGTGTTACAAGCGGTCCGAACGCCGTAAACCCTTCTGGTGATGCAGGTGGCGGAATTCTCCGCCCTGAGCAGGCCCGTAGGTTTATTGACTACGTTTGGGACGCTACAGTTCTCGCCAAGGATGGCCGTCGAGTTACCATGCGTGCAAACACCATGGAGCTAGAGAAGGTCAATGTAGGTGAGCGTGTTATCCGTGCAGCAGCACAGGCAACAGGCGACTACACCAACACTGGAGCAACATTCAGCAAGGTCGAATTGACTACAAAGAAGATTCGTCTTGACTGGGAGGTTTCAGCTGAAGCACTAGAAGATGGTATTGAGGGTGCAGCCCTTGAGGACCACCTAGTACGTCTGATGACAAATGCATTTGCAAATGACATCGAAGACCTAGCCATTAATGGTACTGGCACTGGTGCCGATGCATTCCTGAACATTATGCCAGGATTCATCAACAAGCACCAGAGTGGCAGCAGCTCACACGAGTCTGTCGTCACTGTGTCTAACAATGGTTGGACACCAGAGGTTATGCAGAACATTATCCTAGCTATGCCACGTAAGTACCGTGCGATTAAGAACAACCTTAAGTTCTACGCAGGCACTGACGCATTCCAGGGTATTGTTAAGAACAACGGTACGCTTGCAGACGCTATTGCGGAGGCCTTTGGCACTCACGCAGGTGCTGCTGGTACACCAGATGGACGTGATCGTTACCTATCGGGTGCCGACCAGACGTTTGGTGCTGCTCGTACAACCCGTGTTCTAGGAATTGACGTTCAGGAAGTTCCTTACTACCCAGATGGTTATGTTGACCTAACCTTCCCTCAGAACCGTGTATGGGGTTTCCAGCGAGACATCACTGTAAACCGTGAGTACAAGGCAAAGAAGGACACCATTGAGTACACCGTATTCGTACGTTTCGGTATTCAGTGGGAGGAAGAGGATGCAATTGCTTGGGCAGATGCCGCAGCAGACTAAATCCGATTAAACCCTTAAGGGGGGCAGGGGTATAAAATCCCTGCCCCTCTTTTTATTATTTATTTATCTGGTATAATTAACTCAGGAGGAAAACTATGACAGATGTTGAATTCAACCCAGAAGCCACGGATGGCGACGGCGACGGCATGGTTCAGGACGGCACAGAATTTGAGCGTCCAATTGAAGATGTAGCCGTAGACCCTACCGCAGAGGCTCCAGCAGATGATGTAATCACTGCACCAGAGCCAGTAGAGTCGGCACCAGCAATTACAAGCGTAAACGATGGTGTTATCGGAACTGGATCAGTTAAGAAGGACAAGGCTCCAGCTAAGAAGGCAGCACCAGCCGCTAAAGAGGGCGACATGGTTGCTATCTTTGCAGAGCGTAATGTGGTCTGGCAGGGTCTTGGAAAAGTAAGCAGTGGCTACAACTTTGTTTCTAAAGAAGATGCAGAGAAGTGGCTTACACTTAAGACCATGCGTAAAGCTACTCCAGAAGAGATTAAAGCAAATCTAGGATAGTAGCAAAATGGAAATATTGAGGGTTCCGCCATATAACACTACGGTAGACATCACGGTAGACCAGGCATCGACTGACTACCCAGTTATCGTAAGAGATATGGCGGACCTCTCTTTTACCACTTCTACAATTACCTCAGATGCCGATAAGGTGCTGACGGTAGATCTTCCATCAAAATACGATGGGGATTATGAGGTTCAGGTCTATGACAACGAGTACTACTATACAGTTGTAAGGCCATACGTTGATCCAAACACTAAGGGCGACTCTGCTACAGAAATTTCAGAGTACACTAGCAATGAAGAAATTGCCCGTGCGATCATTGACTCTGTGATTAGTCAAGGGTTTTATTACGAGAAAAAGGTTATTGAGACCACTGGTCTTGGTGCAGACTATTTGCCACTGTGGATTGACGCAAAAAAGATTTTAAAGGTTTATGAGAACAACGTCCTAGTTTATGACTCTGCAAATGAAGAGGCATACGATAGGAGTTTTGAGATTAATGGGGACGGCACAGCAATTCAGCAATACTACTCGTCTTCAATTAATCGTAATGAGGGGTCTCCGCTAATTATCCCTATTGGAGCATCCGATTCAGATTTTATTGATTATTATTACAGGGGCTTCCCACGAGGCATGGACTACAGAATTGTTGTAGAGTCTGGCTACAAGGTGGTGCCTTCAGATATCGTAAGGGCAACAGAGCTTCTCGTCTCTGACTTAGCATGCGGAAAGCTTGAGTACTACAAGAGATACACCACTTCATACAATACAGACCAATTTAGAGTACAGTTTGACAGAGCAATGTTTGAGGGTACTGGAAACATTGTAGTAGACAAGAT